CATTCGTCTGGCGTGACATATCCGACGGTAGCCGAGCCCAGGATCCTTACGGAGTACTTATCTGCCGTTACAAGTCCAGATTCTCCCACCGTCACGGCCTGTCCGCCATACCAGCTGCATCCTTCGGGGATCTGAGTTCGGTTCCATTTGTCAAGGCGCGTTTCCTGGTCGAGCCGCTTGTTGTAAACCGTTATCCCCTCGTTAAACGTCACCACTATATCCACCTACTCATCAGATTTTCGGGGCACTGTAGGTACCGGGCGCAGATTTGGTGAACAATCTCAGACTCGGACGCGTGTGCGTTTGCGGATCTGGACACGGAAAATCCATCGTTATTGATGGACGTTACGCCACCATCGAACTTCGAAAAGCTGTGCATCACGTCCACTATTTCACATTCGCACATTTGGATCTGCCGCGACATAGCCTCAGAGGCGCGCAGCGCTTGTCCGTTCGTTTGCGAAACGATTTCCGCATAAGCCCGGTTGACCGAAGCACTGTATTCCGCTTCGGTCAATTTTCCACGAAACACCTGTCGATAAAAAAGGAAGGTTGAAAAGGTCACGGAAATCACTCCTCGCTGCCGCCATTGGACTCGATGTGCGCGAGAATGGCCTCTGCGCGAAGCTTGTTTGTGGTTGCGCCGGAAATGTCAACGCCGAGCTCCTCCGCTTTCGCCTTGAGCTGCTTGGTGGTCATTCTTCCGACGAGAACGCCGCCTTCATCATCAGGGCAAGGTGCCTCCTCGATTGTTGCGATTTTGTTTTTGTCCCACCTGCTTGCTACGTCTTCCGGTACATCAATGAGAGCCCCCGGGGAGAGTCGTTCTCCCCGGTAAAATGTCTTGGCGATTATCTGAACGGTCATCGTGTTTTACCTCCCTCTATTAAACGGGAGCCAGAACCGCAAACGGGTATCCGGTTCCGAACGGTCTGTCGATGTTGATGGGGTTAGCGACCTGCCACGCAATCCGCATAACAACACGCATAGCAACCATGTCCTGCTGGAGCAGGTTATAGATAACCTTGCCGTCATCGTCAGTGATTGCGCCAGTGTCGAATACCTGGTATGTGATGTCCTGTCGAAGCGCGTATACAGCATTTGCCCACTCTCCGGCCAGCGCCAAGGCGTCCGTTGCGTTCCACGTTCCCGGAGCCACAAGGTCGGTGTTGACGCCGTATATGGAACCAGGCGTAGTCCCGGTCATGGGCTGGTAAATCGGGTTGTTGTTGTTGTCCCTCAGGTCGCGTAGCATCCCGCGAAGCTTTCGCTGGGCGGCAATGCTTGTTACGTCGTACCCGTCATCCTCCATGAGCGACAACAGGGAGCTGATGTCTGCGGCGATATCGATTCCGGTGCCAGCCGTCACAACGTTACCGGCAGCTATTGCTGCAGGTACGATGGGGTCAGGCCATTCAGCGGGGGCTTTTAGGTTCCGGACGCTGAGCGTGGCCTTGTCGAACACACGTCCGATCTGCTCCTCAATCAGCGGGCGAACCTCGCCCCAAATATCGTACTGCGCATCGTCAAGGACGGCCTGCGGGATGGGGACAATGGCCGCGATTTCACCAACAGTCATTGTTTTCTTATCCCACATGGCGTTGGTTGTGACCTTCATTCCCGCGTCTCCGTTTACGAAGTCGGCAATGGGAAGGGCGCTCAATACAGGCTGGGACTGTGTGCCAGAAACCATGTTCGGCAATCTCCGCATAAGGCGCATGGCGACCGACTGGGTACGGACGCCGGTTAAAATTTCCCGCACGACGGGATCGGGCATAAGCGCTTTCGCGCCTGTTCTGTCAATCATAGGCATATAGGGTTAATCTCCTTTCGTGTCGCCCCTGATAAGGGCGTTCATAGCTTGGTTTGTTCCGTTTCCTCCGCCTCCGCCTCCGCTACCATCCTCATGACTCCCCCCCGAGTTAAGAACCCTCGCAGGGGTTTCCGGGGCGTTGTCGCCAAACAGGTAGGGATCAGATTCCGCAAGGGCTTTAAGTGCGGCGGCCAGATCGCTTTGTTGGTTATTGCTCTTTCTAATGGAATCCAGATCGAGCATTGCCGCAACCGCCTTCGTGCTCTTTCCATTCGCACCACGGATGGCTCCATCAAGCGCGACGGAAAAGTCGCGCTCCGCAATCTGGTCTTGGTGTGCCGCCTCTTGATCGTCAATCTTTTTTTGCAGATCGGCGACCTGCTGGGAAAGCCCGTCAACGTCGGCCCCCTCAAGTTTTTTCAAGGATTCCTGCACCGTAGCGAGTTGCCTCTTGAGGTTGTCTCGGTCGGATTCCAGCGTGGAAAACTTATCCTTGCCGACATATCCTCCATCGGACAGATCAACAAGCTTTGCCTCCGCTCCATCCTTTCCGGCTGTTTTCAGCCTTTCGCTGAATTGGTCGAACGTGAGAGCTGTGCCCCCAAACAAGGCTTTAATATCCATAATTTCCTCCGCCGCTGTCGATTTGATTTGTAAACGCGCAGCCACTCTGCGCCCACAGCGCCCCCCGAATTTAAAGCCCGTCGGGGAAAGGGCAAATTTAAAGCCCGCCAAAGCGAGCGTTTAAGCAACATTTTGTTTTCCGGCTCTTTCACGAAAATAGTCCCGTCGAAGTCCGGTTTGGTCAATAAAATCCCTTTGCCTGGCTTGCCATTCGCGAACCTTTTGCCGGGCCTGGCCCGCGCCCAAGTCGGCGGTAAGCATGGCCGACTCCTCGCGCTTCCATCGCCTGATCTGACGCTCAATGTTTCGCTGTTGCTGGGTTGCGTCATACAGGCTCATGGATTCACCGTTATAGCTAACCGTTCGGCTGTTGTAGTCCCTCAAGGTGTCGTAGTTATATGCTCTCGAATCGCCCTCGAAGAAAGGGAAAAAGTTGTGTCTACAGTTCCATCCGCAAAGTCCCTCGCCGGTTCCGTAGCCGGTCTCGTCGTAAAAGTTTTTATACCTTCCTCTTCCGGAAAGCTGGAAGATCTGACCCTGCCAAGTGGCGTGTTCTGGTCGAGCGCCGGCGTGTGCGGTTGTTTCAACGAAATTCGCCCCCAGCATACTCATATTTGCAAGTTGCACCTCTGCCGCCGTTTGGTTTACGCCGGTAAGCGCGGCGCGGCGAACCGCGACGTCCAGAGAGTCAACCCTCCCGGACGGATACTGGATAGAACCCAGCCCATCCTGCGTCAGGCTCTTAACGGCTCGCTTGATCGCGGACCGGTAATCGGAACCCCCAAATACGATCTCGTTGTGAAGAAGGTCGAGTGCACGCTCAAATTGTTGTGTTGCGGTGTTGGCTGTTGTTCTGGTAATGTTCGCAAACGCACCCATCGTTTTTACCATCCCCGCCCGGATAATCTGCTGTAAATATATATTCTCTGACAACGCAAGCGGCGTAAGCCCGTTCCTGCGAAAGATGGCGTTGTCCGCCCCGAGAGATCTGGTACAAGCCTCGTCAAGCAACTCCTGTATCTGCGCTACCGTCTTGTTCGTGGCTGCCGACAGCTGTTCAATGATGTATTCCCGCTCAAGGCCGATGTCAGCAAGGCGCTCGGCTTGAAGGAGTGCGGTATCCGTGATCGCCCCTGCCTTTGATAGCCTCCTTGCCATATCGTCAAGAATAGATCTTTCCACGCCTGCCATAGATGAAATAACGGCACCCGGAAGGTCGTCAAGTTGCCTGAACGTAAGCACTACGCACCATCCTCTCTGGGCGGAAAGCTTCTTTGTCCAAAAATTGTATCGGGCGGTTGTGTATTCGCCTTTGCCGTCACCTCGTCCTCTCCGTAGTGCTTGACTCGGTATTCCCAAGTCTGCATGATTCCGTCGCGGACATCCAAGCGGTCACGCTCTCGCTGTTCTTCGTCGCTGATGATGTACCCGTCCGCGAACATTACAGAAATTCTTGCTTCCGGATTGACCGGCTTACCAATAATGTTTTTTCCAATCCACAACATCGCCCGGACAATGTTCTGGATCGCCTTTTGGATTGGAATGCTGTGCTTTGCGGCATTCTGTCTGAGCTCCTGCTTTTCTCCGGTGTACTGTGTGGCGGTGACAATGGACCGAGAATCGGAATTGAATTTATAATGCCGCGTCCCCAGGCCGCACCGAAAGGAAATATAGTCAAGCATGGCTTGTACGCCGTCCGCGTTGTCATCTACACGCAGGGATGGATTAAACTCATGAATCAGCGTGTTTCCATCACCGCCCTTGAAGCCGTCGCTAACGCTAATAAATAGTTGTTGCATTACCTCGTCAGGAGCAACGTAAATAGGATTTCCATCCGCGTCAACACCGGTTGTTTTCGTGAGCTCCCGGTTGTAAAAAACCTTCTTTCCGCCGAGCCAAAAGTCCCGACAGAAGTTGTTAAAAGCAAGATCGACGCCTTTCAGGCAGCTGATTGCTTGAGAAAACACGGAGCAGCCAAGACCCATATTCCCCTCGTACGGATTGACAATGTTTGGGCTGAACAAAGCAAACAGGGGATGTGGAGAGCCGGAATGGAATACCGACGGCATACCCCCATCGCACTCGGCTTTAGACAAGTTCCCGTTAGTCATCTCAAACATATGATTGTGAATTACGTAACCTCCCTCTTCAAGCAGATGGACCTCCAGATATACCCTCATCTTTCCGCGCACCGTTTTTTCGCTTACAAAGGCCGCCTCCGTCACCTTCCCGCCAGAGCGCGTCAGAGGAATGATGTGATCGGCAGGGATGTATTCTATTCTTATCTTTGCCCTCGGGGACGGCGTTACCGCACCGTCATCTCTTGCAACAATCCCGTCAACCTTGCATAAGAAAGCGCCTGTTCCACTAAAAAACGCCATTTCCACAAGTTGATTGGCCGCGCTCCAAAAGCCAATATCGCCAAATACGCCGCCTTCCTTGTTTTCGTCGTCGCCCTGTATGAACTCGGATGATGTCTTATCGCCAATAGTGAGCCTTGTCTTTTCGTTGAGAAGCATAGAGGCCCAGTCCTCGCAGACCTTCTTTGGCATTTTCAGCGAGTAAAGGGTGCGCTTCCGGCTTGAGCCATCACCCATCCTTTCTTGGTACGCATGAAAAGACTTCACGTATCCAGCCCACCATTGCCTCCACTCCCAGATCAGGTTGTAATAGTCGGCAGATGCGTTCATCTCATATTCTTTGTTCAGGAAATCTATCACCGGCCGAATGTTCACGTTTCGTCACCCCCTTCTTATCTGTCGGAACCGACCACGCGACTTGCGGCACAATGCTCCGCAGAATTGTACGCACAAAGTAACGGATCGAATCCATAGCATGATCGTTTTCTTTTTTTGGCTTATCCTCGCCAGACTTTTCGTCCCACACATACAGCCCGAATTCATTTATCGTTTCTTTGCATTTCTTGTGGAACGAGAGGCGTCCAATATGCAGGGCCGAAGCAATATTCTGAATTCCTGGCACAACATCGTTATTCGCGGGAACAACGCGATCCCGCGAGTGCAGCCTTCTCCGGATGCACTCAATGAAGGAGGCCGCCGACGGGTCAGCAACAATGCACTCAACCGGCTTACCCTTCATGAGCGCTATAATCGCGTCCGTGTGCTCCTCATCGGTTCGCGTTGGGTTCTTTCGCCCGTCGTAATAGTATTCATCCATGCAATACGCAACGCCGCCAGAGACGCACCACAGAAGCGCGGCGGTCGGGTTTTTGGTTCCATAGTCAACGGAAACGAACCAGCGCCCCAATCGCGGCCCCGAATCATCGTCAAACAGATGACGCAATCGGTCGAACATCGGATAAACAAGGCCCTCGGCCTTTACCCATTCGCCCTTAATGTATCGGTCGTAGAATACGCCCGTATATAATCGCTCATAGCGCTCTTTGACCTTTTGGCTAAGGCTGAGGTTGTCCTCCATCGTGAAATGAAGGTGTAACGCCCTTTTCTCATCCGCTTTTTTTATCCACTCCAGCAGAAACCAGTGCTGCGGATGCTCCGGATTGCAATTAAACCAAAACTTAGACCCATCAACGGAACACCGGGCAAGTGCTTGCTCAACGAAGGAACGAGGCATTAAGGAAACCTCATCAAAGAGAACTCCCGCCAAGGTAATCCCCTGAATCAGTGCGCGGCTGGATTCATCCTTACCGCCAAACATGTAGAATCGGTTTGTGTGCCCGTCTGCCGTGATTTCGAGATAGTTCTGGCTTATCTTCTCCTGTATGATCGCAATACCCTCTAAGGCCGCGTGAAGTGGTGTTACGACGTTTCTGCGAAGACTCTCCACAGTTTTACCGCAAAGCGCAAAAGAGGATCTGTTAAAACGATAGCAAGCCCACAGGACAAAACTGACCGACATTGAAAGCGTTTTACCGGATCGGATCGCACCGTCGCAGATCAACGCGTCATATTCATCCGAAAGGTGCCACGTAAACACCCTTTTTTGCTTTTTGCTGAGCTTTGTATACATCATCAGTCGTCTTCACTTAGCCTTTCGAATAGATTGGTGAGCGGGCCATGCGGGGCAAGCGCACTATCGGTCTTGTATTTATTCTTCACCTCAAAGTATAGCTGTATCGCCCTCACGTTACCCTTTGCACATTGTGCAATAAGAGATTTCCACACGATGCCAAGTTCGGCATCTGTGTAAGTGTCGATAAGCTTTTCGACCTCCGCCAAAAAGCTCGGATTTTTGATCCAGCGGTAAAATGTAGTTCGTGGAACACCACACTCATCCAAAAGCTCAGTTATAGACCCCTCAACCTCAGGATTAGCAAGGGCTTCGGCCACTTTTAGCTTCTTTCCCGTTAATGTCGTATTTGTTCCATTTTGTTCCACTTTCACCACCTCTCAATTTCATGGTATAACAAAGCGCCCACCTCTTGGCAGACGCTTGATTTTGTATCCGGCGGCCTTGTCTTTCCACAGTTCCTCGGGTGACTACTACCGCCGAAAAGTTAATATGCCGGGCAGACAGGAAATAGTAAAACCTATCTGCCCTATTTGGAATGAAGGGAATGAACCCCGTTGTAAGCGATACTCACTATTTCCACAATGCTATAATATCATGAAAAAAGTACAGTGGCGTCCAGTCTTTTAACTTGTTCGGCTATAATTTTCTTCCAGCGGCTTGATATTCGGGTTGGCCTCAAACGCCCTGCGCAATGCCTCTATGCCTCGATCTCTAAAGGCGATGCACTGATTTCGGCTATAGCTTAGCTTCCCCGCTATCCATACCCACCGCTTCCCGCTGAGGTAGTAATAATAAATTACTTGCTTTTGATAAAAGGGCAGTAGCTTGAATTCTCTGAACATTTCGATCTGTAGCGTTTGTAGGTATGTTATATGCGATTCAATTTCACGCATGACGTCGCCTGCGCCGTATTGCGCCAGCATCCCGCCGTCTATCGCTGTCGGGTTTGACAGGCCGTTTCCGTGCGGTATTCCGTCAATCGGTGTAGCACCGCCAACCCCCCAGTCGTCCTCCATGTCTCGCAACATTTCTGTGCACATCTTCACCTCATCCCCAATTCGAGGATAGAACACGAGCAGGCCTGTAACTTGTTGCCTCGTCATCCCCGCACCCCCTTCAACTCATCCAGCGTCTCCGGGGCATACTTCTCCAACCGCTTCACAATCCACCTCGGAAGATAAAGTGGCTTCTTTT